ACGCAATGAAATCGCAAAAATTGCGTGATCACTTGGATGCACTGCAATCGCGCTGTCACTACCTGGATTTGACACTTGACACCATGCGTGACAAGGTGTTGCGGATCAAGCAGATTGCCAAGGACGGCGTGCTGTTTTCAGACTATGATTTTGAACCTGTAGTACAGGACGAGATTGTTGAGTTCATGGAAGCAAATCAGAATCGTTTGCGTGAGATGAGCCTGCGTATGGCGCTGAAGATTGCAGACTTGCGCAAGAGCTTTGCAGGCAACTGGAAGCGCATGGCTGAGACTACATGTATGAAGAGTGCCTAACATGGCTTGGCTTCTTGTGCTATTGTTAATATTTTTAGGGCACATTGGCTTTGCATTTTTGTTGGCATGTCTTATTTTGTTACTTGATTGAGTTTTACCCCGGGGATTGGTTGGCTCCGCCCCGGGTTTTTACAACAGGCTCTTCGGAGCCTGTTTTTTTGAATATAAAAAATGCCATATAAGTATGATATGAAGATGCACTTTAATAATGAAACTCAAATTGAAATTGAGTTAGTTCAAGGTGATGTAGCAACTGATTTAATAAAGATTTACAAACATCTGCAACATGTTCCTTTAAATTTTAAAAACTGGGATAATCCTTTTTATCTTGATTGCGTCACACTTGACAAACTAATTGAAGATTTAGAAGCACTCGGAGTGCCGTTGGGAGTCAATGTTGACACATCTAACTGTTTGCCATTTCAACAATCTTATTACAACCATCTTCACAAGATTTACGAGATCAATTACAACGGAAATCCTGCGTGGTTAGATTTTCACGAACACATTCATCTGTGCGAATGTCGGGACAAAAACATCAGCATCAGAGCAGCATCAATTGACTACAGAGAACGTGCAGGTCCTCTTACTAGACCGTTTAACAGAGCATATCTTTCAAACATAATCACCGAAGTGTCTCCGGGCACAGTGTACATTGAATGGGCGGAACTTGGAAAGCCACCTTATAATTATTGGGAAGACAACGAGCCCAATGACCTGGGCAGAATATGTCAGTTGGCCAAACCTTGGCTGACACTTAAACCCAAACTGCGTGTGGCAACACAATACAAAGACTTATTGTCAAATATTGATCCGGAGTTCCACAATTGGTGGGCACATTATGAATCTGACTGGTGCAGGCATTGGCACATTGACAAGTGGCCAGTGGAGTTTATGAGAGGTGTACTACAAGTAGGAACAGTACAGCAACTAGATTCTATGCTGGAATTGTTTCACCAAAAGATACCTATTGAAAGAATTAGTTTAACATGAAATGGACAGTGATAATTTTAAATGGTCCAAACAAATATCTAACTTTGGGAACTGTACAATATGAAAAATACGGTGAGCGCAATCAACAGCATGTTATAATCAGCGATACCTGGCAACAAGGATTTGAACAAGCACAGTACCAAGGATTTACCCATGCTTTGTTTGTCAGACCAGGCACTGTGTTTAGGGACTGGACTGAATGGTGTAATTTGCTACACTCGTATCCGCATCAAGGACTAATAGGACATATTATTTGGCACCCTAATCACCGCGTACACTTGGATGACCAATGTTGGTTCATGGATTTGACACAGTTCGACGCTGTAGACTTTGATACGACCATAATACAACAACCAGTCCCTGTGCGCAGTGAAAAGAATTTGCATGATGATTATACTCCATTGTGGATCAAACCCAGTCAAGAAATTGAATCATTTGTTGGCGATAATTTTGGTCAAGGAATAATTGCCCGTCATCTCAATAATAAAAAAAGTATTGTAAATTGGAACAACACCGCCAGAGATATAAAGCATTTTGAGTACAGTGCAGGCGCCTGCCGCACGTGGTTACAAGACTATATCAATCTGGCCGAGTCGCAATTATGGGTGTTCAATAACGAGCCCATTGTGATAGAACCAGTTGATCATTTGATTACACCTGGATCTGGATTGTATTGGATGCTACATAAATGTCATTCTGATGTAAAAGTAATTGACATCATTGACATCAGTCACACACAGGTTGAGTTTTGCAAACGTCTACAACTGGATTGGGATGGGAATAATTATGGACAGTTTGTTTGGGATTACATAAAACAAAATAATTTGATTCATTACGAAATGGATCGAGCAAATCTGACACCGTTGGAAAGGCTGTATTTTAAAAAACAACAATACTTTGTTGAGTACACAAATTCATTTTTTAAACAACTGGTCCAGCAATCTGGCATAACTGATTTTGTTTCAGCATGGCGTAATTCTAAATGTCAAATAAACATCTCTCAAGGTAACTTGGTAGAGCACACAGTGCCAATTGGCTCACGAGTTTGGATGAGTAATATTTTAAATTACAAATATACTTTGATTACAACAGGGTATGACACATTATTGTCTTATGAAAAAACAAATCAGTAAGTTGATGTTCAACCGTTTTTTAAATAAAACACCAGTACTGCCTGTGTACAAAGAAAACGCCACGGCCGAGTGGATAAGAAGGTCATCTAGATTGCCTTGGTTGTCTTTGGAAATTGAAATCCCAGCAACAACAATATTGAACGAGATTCAAAACATCAAACATTTATTTGTGCCGCATCGCGACAAATATGCAGAACATTCAGGATGGAGCAGTTTCTGCATACACGGCAAAGCCTATAACGCCACTCAAGAAGATGAACATTACAATGACAGTCGCCCGTATGTGTGGACTGCGGAATCTCAGGAACTAATGCCGCAGACTGTGGAATTCTTTAAGAAATGGCCAGCAGATAAATTTGGTAGAGTAAGAATAATGAGGCTAGCACCAGGTGGCTGGATATCTGCGCATCGTGACACCACGGTCAGCAGCCTAACCGCAATAAATATTGCTATAACACAACCAGATCAATGTGCATTTGTAATGGAACATCATGGGCGTGTTCCTTTTGATAATGGTCGTGCATTGCTATTAGACATCAGCAATCTACACACCGTTTTTAACAACAGCGACCAGGATAGATGGCACTTGATTGTACATCAGCAATTTAACCTAGAATTTGATAATTTGGTTGCAAAAAGTTACGATAAGTTGTATAATAGTTTTAAATGAAACAATGCACAATACAAATACGTGACGAAGTAAACATTAAGATTGAAGGCCTGGACCTGGATGCTCGCAAGGCCTTGGTCAATGCTTTCAAATATGAAAACCCTGCTGCACGTTATTTGCCAGCAGTGCGACTGGGACGTTGGGATGGCAAGGTTGCATACTTCCAACTTGGCGGCAGTACCTATGTAAACTTGCTGCCTGAGATCATACCCATCCTGGAAAAATTTGATTACGACATTGAACTGGATGACCAACGTGATTATTCAACCGCATTCGACTTTGAATCAGTAACTGAAACGTCTTTTGAACATGTGAGATGGCCCCGGACGCACCCTGCTGCAGGCGAGCCCATCATGTTGCGTGACTACCAAGTGGAGATCATCAACAACTTTCTAGCCAACCCACAATGCATACAAGAAGTGGCTACAGGTGCAGGCAAAACAATTATGACAGCGGCCCTGAGCAATGCAGTTGCACCCTATGGTCGCAGTATCGTTATTGTGCCCAACAAGAGTCTCGTGACACAAACAGAAGCAGATTATATCAACATGCAACAAGATGTTGGTGTGTACTTTGGTGACAGAAAAGAATACGGTCGAACACATACCATATGCACATGGCAAAGTCTAAACAATCTCTTGAAGAATACCAAGGCAGGTATAGGCGACTGCACCATTGGTGAGTTTTTGGAAGATGTTGTGTGCGTTATTGTAGACGAAGTACACATGGCCAAGGCAGATGCACTCAAAACCTTGCTCACAGGCGTGATGGCTAGAGTGCCAATCCGCTGGGGATTGACCGGAACTGTGCCCAAAGAGAAGTTTGAAAGTCAGGCCTTGCTGGTCAGTCTTGGTCCAGTAATAGGCCGGCTCAGTGCCAGTGAACTGCAACAACAAGGTGTGTTGGCCAACTGTCATGTGAACATTGTGCAGTTGATTGATCACGTGGAGTACAAAGACTATCAGAGTGAACTCAAATACTTGTTGGAAGAATCGGGACGATTGGACACCATGGCCGACTTGATAACGCGAGTTAACGAAACTGGCAACACCTTGGTGCTAGTAGATCGCACTGAATGTGGTAGACAACTGGTGGAACGCCTGGGCGACCGTGCAGTGTTTGTGTCGGGTGCAACCAAAACAAAAAACAGGCAAGCAGAATATGATGAAGTGGCTGATGCAACAGACAAAATTATTGTGGCCACATATGGAGTGGCTGCGGTGGGTATTAATATTCCCAGGATTTTTAACTTGGTTCTTGTGGAACCCGGAAAGAGTTTTGTCCGCGTTATACAATCTATTGGGCGAGGTATTAGGAAAGCAGAAGACAAAGACCATGTGCAAATCTGGGACTTGACCAGCACATGTAAATTTGCCAAGCGTCACTTGACCAAACGCAAACAATTTTACAAGGAAGCCAATTACCCCTTTACACAAGAGAAATTGGATTGGATGAAACTAGGATGAGCTTAGATTTTATGAAAGACGACGGGGTATTCTTGCCCATGTTGAATGACACTGGTCGCAATGTCTTTTATAAAACTGCACTAGAGTTAGCGGCCCCAGGAAAAATAGTTTGTGACATTGGCACGGGCACAGGATTCCTCAGTATCCTAGCAGTGCATGCCGGAGCAAAGCATGTGATTGCAGTTGAACAAAATATTGAAAGATATCAATATGCCAAGTCTATTGTTGAACAATTGGGATTATCTAATCAAATTGAACTAGTACTTGGAAACTTTCTTGATCTTGATATCAAAGCAGATGTATATGTGTCAGAAACTATTAACACACAAATATTTGGCGAAGACATAATAAAATTATCCAACCATGCACACCGACACGGCGGCGAATTTATACCTGGCCAGTTTAAAATTCACGCTGAAGTATATCAAAATCATCCAATATTTGTTGTGGATCAATCAGGCTCAGAAGTATTTGAATATCAGCCGGACATTGATGTTGATCCTGCCTTTGCTAATATAATTAATACTGATTTTCAGCAACAGCACAGTCTGGCTGACACCCGCTACCGGGCCAATCAACTCAATAGATTGTTTACAATGTTGTCACAGTTTACTGATCTAAAGCTAACAAAATGGTACCAAACCCAGCCCATCACAATTGATTTAAATCAACCGAACACCGAGACGGACATCACCGTTACTATTCCCTTTAATGATATTAGAAGATTCCGAGAGAGCATGTATGTGGTGTTGTTCTGGCAAGCCGAGTATGGTGAGATAACAATGAATTGTAGAGATGTTTGGTTTGGCAACATCAGCAAGCATATCATGGGAGCCACCACCGACATTGAGTTTCGTTATGATCCGCAAATACGCAACTGGCGGTTGACTTATTGACACAATTCCTGTAAACTAAACACATGCGAATACTAACCTTAGACAACATTCATTACGATCTAGATCATTTGCCTGAAGAAGTAGATGACATGCGGTTTGCCATTCTAGACAACTCAAACCCACAAGAGCCAGATTATCATTTTATTCCACTGATCTTTTTAGAGAGTTTCAATGCACCTGCACTGGTGCTACGCATTGGCGAGAACACTATAAAGATGCCCATGGATTGGCAGATACTCATAGGCGAACCCGAAGTGGGCGATTTGGAAGTGTTGCCATTGACATCCATAAATGATCGTGGATTCAAAGTGTTTCAATTCAACCCACTGACCAGTTTCCGTCCGTCATTCCCAGACATTGAAATCCTGGATGTGTATCATGAAGTATCGTGGTATGCACCCAAACTAAAGAATGGCCAATTACTTTCAGTGCCACTCAACGATGAACCAGATCCAGACTGTGTGTACTTTGTGAAAGACATCAGTCGCAACTGTGAGATAGTTGACTACAATAAAGCATGGTGACACCTATGTATGTGTTTAACAATATTAAAAAAGATGGCAATTGGTGGAATGTTGAAGTTGTCAGTAGCAAAGTAATGGATATGATTATGTCAGATAATTTTCAATGCTATACTTCGTTAGACCAAGCATTTGAAAAAGTTTTAAATTTTGATCGAGCCATTGATGTTGGCACCTGGATTGGTGATAGCACTGAATATATGTGTCGACAATTTGCACATGTAATTGGATTTGAACCAAATCCTGTGGTATATGAATGTTGCATTAAGAATTTACAAGAAAAATCAGTTGAAAACGTTGTGGTATACAACAAAGGGTTAAGCGATGTTGCAGGTCAGAAATTGCTGTTCAATCATTCCAGTACATTCAGTGGATGGATAAACACTGTTGAAGGCAATGTTTCAGAAGTCTATCAAAAAAGATCTATTGCAGTTGAATTAATTAGATTAGATGATTACAATTTTGAAAATATTGATTTTATTAAAATTGACGTTGACAGTCATGAAGGGTACGTATTAGATGGTGCTAGAAAATTTTTAGAAAATAATTCTCCAGTAATACTGTTAGAAAATAAACTAAACAGAAGAGATCGGCAACACATCA